GGTTTCTCCTGCTATAATCACGTCATTTGTATCAATTACTATCGGCACTAAAAAACCGAATTCTTTAATCGATTCTGCTACTTTTTCAACCGCATTTTCATTGTGTCTTGGATTATTTTCATAACATTTTAATGCACTGACACTGCGCATAACTATTGTACTTTCCATATACATCCTCCTAATTTTATAAATGTGTTAGGAGGGAGCATATATTTTAAATCCCCCTTTCCGGCAATAAAAAAGTCCATTTATTCGCAAATTGAATAAATGGACTTTTTAAGTTATTTTAGAATTTTACTAATACTATTTTATCATATCCATATAGCCGAGTCAATGCCCTATTTGTGCCCTAATTAATGCTGTCTATTCCGAATAACAATACACTTAATTCTTTGCAGGCAGCGTCTATATCCTTATACACTGTCCGTTTATCAATGAAATACATCTCTGCAATCTGTTCTTTTGAATAAACTGTATCAGATATATACATATCATACAGCACTTTGCTACGGCGTATTTTCATTTCACTGTTTGACTTTTCGCACATATCCTGATACACCTTAATCATTCCGTCTATATGATTTATTATAATCTGTGTTCTTGCCGCACTGCGTTTGATTGACTCTACAACCATATCAGCTGTTACTCTTGGCTCCCACATTAATTCTTCAATGGCACCAAGTGCATCTTCATTTGATTCTTCGCTTTCAAACACCGCATTATTCACATATTCTTTAAACGTTCGGTAATGATGTACCAAGAGTTTTGTATTATGTAATCTCCTATCCTTTCGGTTGCGTTTTTCTTTGAGTTTTTCTGCCTTAAAGTGTTCCATAGCTGCGTCAGCCCCTGCTTTAGCAGCTACTTTCACTATTTCGGTTAATTCTTCATCAGTTATAATTCTTTTTTCGTCTGCCTGCATTTTTTATACCTCCGATTCCTGTGTTGGTTGTGGGAGTTCGAAGGCTCTCTATAATAGCATTTTTTAATTAGGGTCTACCGTTCCGTCATCATAGAACTTAAGACCGCACTCCTCATACATGGTCCTTTTGATATTATCGATTTCATCACTTTCCAAAATATCAATTAATGTTTTCTTTAAAGCTTGTCCTAAGCGGTTCATTCTTTTTTGTTTCCACCCCTCTCTTGAATACAACGGATATATAACCATAGGTAATATGTACTTAATTTTTTCAAACATAGCCTCTGCTTCTGACGATTTTTGAAGACTTACCTTTTTTAGCATATACGGCTTATAACCCTCAAAAATTTTGGTACAGTCAATTCCTGCTTCTGTTTTCAATTCATCATTTAATGCCGGAATATCTCTGTCTTGCTTGCCGACAGAAGTAATATATCTGTTCATATCCACAGCATATCTGTATATCTTAATTTTTCCCCAACCGAATGTTTTTCTTAAACAATATGCAACTGCCATAACGCTATATACAATGCTTAATTTAACCATTTCTTTATCGACTTTCATAAATGTTTGCCACAATGTTTGTTTGTTGTATTTTACATTATTCACACCGTGTTTTTTGGCAATCTCATTAAATTTTTTCAGTAAATTTTCTTGTTCTTTACGTCGTTCCGCCTCTTTTAACGCACGTCTTTTTTTCTTCGCACGTTCGGCCACTTTATTCTTCATTGGTTGCTGCCCACCTCACATTCTGTTAATGTCTATCACAATTATTATAACTGTGACGAGCATTGCTAATAATTTTATCATTTTACACCTCGTCAAGCCTTTGTTTTAATTTAGAAATCAAAATATTCATATCATATCCACTGTCAACAAATTTTTCACAAAGAGGTCTATTGACATCATTACCGAGTTTAGTATAAATAATGTCCATATCTTCAAAGTCAAAGTTTGTTCCGAGATATTTATTTATACCGTCAAGCATAAATTGATGGTATTCATTATTTTTCTTTTTTGAATTATAATGTTGTGTTTTATGAGCACCTCTTGAAAACCATGCTAAAACTTTGCATTTTATTTCACGCTCATCTTTGCAATTTTCAAGTATAAAATACTCGTTTTCTTTTACCATTGCGATAAATTCGCCATTGTGATTTATAATACTTCCCGGGAAACAATCCATTAACTTTTTAACTTTTTCCCACTCAACCATTTAATTTATTTTTCCTCTCTTTCTACAGTTTCAATATAAGTTCCTCTGCAGGTATGTCAAGATGAGTGATATGTATTTCCGCAAACCAATCACATCCTTTAAATAACACCTTATAATAGCCCTTGCCGTCTTCTTCTAATGCCTTTAAACATTTTAATAATTCTGATACTGTCATCGTTTTATTCCTCCGTTTTATTCATCATTCCTCAAAAATTGATAACAATCTTTACAATGCTTGCAAGTAACTTCAACGCAGCCTCATTATCATGCTTATCACACCCATATTCATTTGAACATAATTTTGCACTTTTTTGTCCTATTTCGTAGCAAATACTCATAAATTCAAGGCTCTCAAAATCACTTTTATTCGGGAATTCTCCGTCTTCGCTCATTCGTCTTTTTGTTTCGCTAAGTATTATATCTTGTACAGCTTCGTCTGCGTCTTTTGAACGACTCATATATGCAACACAACAATCTATAAACCTTAGCTTATCTTCATATCGGTATTCTTCTTTAGTTCCATCAGTAAATTTTCTAAAGCTGTCACGAATAATTACACCAAAATTATTTGGTACATTACTTGTATCCATAGTTACACCCATCGGTAATTTTATAATCATTTTTATTCCTCACTTTCCCGAACGCAGCATAAAAAATAGAAGTTGTGACAATGGTCGCTCACGATTTTTACTATGTGCGTTTTTCGCAGTCTTGAGTATCCAATCATCTATATTACCGTCTATTTGCGTAGGATTTTCAATTTCATCTTTAATTTCTCTTAGCACCGGACACGCTATAAGTACACCGACATCATAGTCTACATCTTTGATAATTTTCTTGTATGTTTCTGCCGTAGTGATAATATAATTTTTATCACCCTCAAAAGTCAAACCGTTTCCGCTATTATAATCTTCTTTGCAGCTTTTTACCTCATAGAAATAAAAATTGCCATGTTCTATACCACTTACAGTTTGATTTTTAGGTACAAACTGTATAAAATCAACACGTCGCATTGTATGTGTTATTTTGCCAATGTACCAATCCATAGTGACCTCACTCGCATAGTATTTACCCATGCCAGATAATCTTTTTTTGACAAGTAACTCACTTAAGAATCTTGTTATTTCCTTTCTGTTCATTTTTATTCCTCCAATAATTCGGGATTATCATATATGTTGCCTATAACAGAAAGATTACCAAAATAACATATATCATTACGCAATCCGTGAGCATTTGTTTTCCCGTCTGGTTCAAGATAAAAACCTATATAGCCGTTATTATAATTAACAAATTTATTACTACCGCATTTACCGAACCTTACTACAAATCTATAATTTTGCGATTTTACAATATCGCCTTCAAATATTTTTTGACCGTTTACATCTGCCAAACCTGTA